AAGTCCTATTTTTAATAACAGTATATAAAATATCTGGATCGTCCATTTAAATTATAATTTATAATTTATAATTTATAATTTTTTATTTAAATTAAATTAAAAATTATCAAGAATTAGCATATTAATTCTTGATAATTTTTAATTTAAAGTTAGTTTATATATAAAAAAATAACCTTAAATGCACAAAATTGATAAATTATTAGAAATTCCTCAATATGAACAGAGATCTGATGCGTGGTTTAAACAGCGCGAAAATAAGTTAACAAGTTCTGACGCAGGTACGGTATTGGGACTGAATCCTTATCAAAAACCTCATGAAGTTCTTTTCAAGAAATGCGGTTTTGATCCAAAGCCTTTTGTTGGAAATATAGCAACAAGACACGGTCAAAAGTACGAAGACGAAGCCATAGATAAATACTGTGAATTAACTGGACAAATTAATTATAATTTTGGATTGATCGCACACGAAGATGTTTACAACAATACAGACTATTATTGGATGGCTGGTTCTCCAGATGGAATAGCTATTTCTAAGAATAACCCGGACGCAGAACCTGTTCTTCTGGAAGTAAAGTGTCCATATAGAAGAAAAATTAAGATTGGTAAAATCCCTGAGTATTATTTACCCCAGGTTCAATTAAATTTATTTATATGCAATCTTAGAGTAGCCGATTTTATAGAATATCTTCCGCCAAATACTATGAACATTGTAAGAGTTTACAGAGACCAAAGATGGTTAGATAAAAACATTCCCACTCTAGAGAGTTTTTGGAAAGACGTTGAACATTATCGTAGTTGCGATATTAAAACCCATCCAAATTTTCCGAAACAAAAACGGATTCTAGATTTGAAAACGGAAGAACCTGAAGAATCTGAAGAAAATTTACTTCTGGGATATGCATTTAGAGAATAAAAGACACGTTAATAATTACAAAAAAAGATATTACTTAAAAGAATAGAATATACCACATTAATACAATGGGTATTCGTGGATTAAATACCGTCATTAAAAAGTGGGCTCCTGACGCTGTTAAAACATGTGACATTTCAAAGTATAAGAATTCTAAAATTGCAATAGATTGTAGTATTCTTCTTTATAAATTTAAATATGCATCGAGAATTGAGAATTCTCATCTTATAGGTATTGCTAACAGAATTAAGTTTTATCTTATGAATGGGATACTCCCTATTTTTGTTTTTGATGGAACCCCTCCTGATGCTAAAAAAGCTACTCTTGTAAAAAGACACGCGGCGAAAGAAAGGCTCTACGTTCGTCTAGAAGAACTTCGCTCAAAGGAACCGAAAACAGAAGAAGAAAATAAAGAAACCCAAGAGGAAATAGAAAAATTGCTATCACAATTGGTAGTAATTAAAAAGCATCACATTGAAGAAAGTAAAGAACTTCTTGAGAAGTCTGGGATTCCTTACTGCACCGCGCCCGAGGATGCAGAGAAATATTGTGCTTTTCTACAAACAAACGGGTTAGTTGATTACACTGTAACAGATGATACAGACGCTAGTACATTCGGGTGCCCAATAATTTTAAAAACGTCTATAAATAGAAATATAACAGAAATCAATACAGATGTGATTTTGAATAGCTTTGAGATGACGCGCGATTCTTTTGTAGACTTTTGTATTCTTTCTGGTTGCGATTACACAGATTCTATACCACAAATAGGGCCGGTCACTGCTTTTAATTTAATCAAAAAACACGGTTCTATTGAAGAAATTCTTAAAGTTTTAAATAAAGATACTCCAAATTTTAATTACGAAATTTCGAGAAAAATTTTTAAGGAATTTGATTATCAGGTTCCAGATAAATTTGAAAAGGTAACTGTAGATAAAAAAATTCTAATAGACTTTTTAGATTTACATAAGTTTAAAGAAAACGTTGTTTCAAAATTTATTAAAATTTTATTTTAATTTATTTTATTTTTAATTTTATTTTTAATTTTATTTTTAATTTATTTTTAATTTATTTTAATTTATTTTCTTTTACATATATTAAAATAATATGTCTGGTGGTCTTTTAAGTATGTTCTTCGGTAAGAAGCGTCGCGCCCGTAAGTCTAAGCGCTCCCCTGGTCGCCGCCCAAAGCGCGGTCACTACGTTAAGTCTCTACCCAAGTCGAAAGCGTACGTAACCGTACGTGGTCGCAAGCGTAAGCTTCACCGCGGTGCCAACGGTGGTCTTTACTACCGCACCAAGTCTGGCCGCAACTACATTGATGCGAAGGTTCTCAAGCGTCGCGGTCACCTTCTCTCGCCAAAGAAGCGTCGCGTTCGTCGTGCCGTCAAGAAGCTACGCCGCCGCAAGCGCCGGAAGCTTAAGATGACTAAGGCCGCGATCGCCGCCCGTCGCGCCTACCGCCGTCGTCGCGCGCGCAAGTCTCGCTTCGGTGTCTATTAAATTAAATTAAATAATCCATGTAGGCCTTTGATTAAAATAATAAAGTAATTCATAATTGTTTTATTATTTTAATGTATTACAAATTTTATTTTTCGAATGATTCTAATTGAAATCAAGATCTTTTAGTTTAAGATCTTCGTGTTTAATGGCCATTATCTTTTCTATAGACCGAATTGTATTTGGAATAGTTTTAAAACAGTTTATGCCCATTATTTCAATTTTATTAGATACATTTACGTCTATTATACATCTGTCTTTATAATTTTCTAAAGATTTAATACATTCAATGTATTTCTGTCCCTCGGGGTCAGATTTGTGAATCTTTGCAAATATTGTTTCGTTTTTAAATATCGTACTATACAATTCGAGATCTTCCTTATTTTCTTTAACCAAAAGGCTAAATGTTATTAAGTTAGCTGGTTTCCATTTAAAACACGAATAGTTGACCCCTGTTATAATTGGTAAATCGTTAGGTATCATAAAAATTTCATCAGTGTCTTTAAAATTATCTTTATAAAAATTAATACTTTCAGAATATTCTGTAAGTTTAATTGAAACATTGCTAGAATGTATATTACTTTTAAACGTTTGTGCTTCTTCGATACGATCTAAATATGTAATGTTATTTATCTTAGATCCGCAACAAGTAAATGTATCGTAAATGCATATTTCATCTGGTTTATAGGAAACGTCAAAAATCGTACCCCGATAGTATTCATCTGAACATTGAATATCTAGTTTATATATAGTAAAATCTTTAAGGATGACCACTGATGTATTATTACCGTCTTTATCTATGAAAAAGAATAAAATGGCTCGTTTTGTATCGGACGTGTCTTTTTTGTAAAAAACATATTTAAAATTTTTAAGCTTGAATAAGTATCTTTTTTCAATATTTATGGAATTTTGAAGAGGAAAGTACATATCCCCCCTCCCCGTCCAGCTATTATTGAGTAAAAAGATTATCTGTTTTTTAAAATTTTCATCTGTGATTTCGGGTTGCATTACATTACTATTTAATTTAACGTTGCCTTTAAATAAATTTAAAGGCTACATACTATTCATCAGTATTACTATGTCTTTTACTTCAAAAGAAGAAACTCTTATAAACTTTTTATTAGATTATTACAAATCTAAAATGGGTCTCTTTAAAGATATAATTTATCAGAATACTCCTTTGAGTCTCAGACTTCTAGATTGGTTAGTAACAAATTATTCCAAGAAGTATAATATAATATATCATTTGAGTAAAGGAGGTGAAATTATCTATTTTAATATATACCTCGATTACAAAAATCAACTAAAAGCTTATTCGAAAAAATTTTTCGATCCTTTTTGTAGACAGAAACGTCTTATTATAAACACGACGACATTCAAATGGAGAGAATACAACGAAGATAACATTTCTGATAACGAAATCGTTACAACTGTCGGTCAGCTTAATTTTTTCAGGTGGTTTATAGACAATAAGATATTAGAATACGCTTTGGCTAATATAAAATTTATAGACGCAGATATGATAAACACAATGGCAAGTAAAAAGAAAGGTAAAAGATCCGTGTTATCTCCTAGCGCAGTTAAAGGTATCTATACAAATAAATGCGCAATTACAATTAAATTTAAACCCTAGCGATTTAGAGAAATAATTTATTTTATAATTACAATTACAAATGGAACATCCATTAAATGCCTGGCTTTTTTCAACTGGGAAAATGGTTACAGATTCCAGTAAACAAAATGTAACCCATTTTATGTTCGACGGGGGAAAACTAGACATATCAGAAGATCACGAAACGTTTCAGATTATGTACAGTAAATACATAAAATATAAAAATTGTATAGTAGAAAGAAAAACAGAATTTTTTAAATTTTTCGTAGACTTTGATATACTTTCCGAAGAAATTATAAATATAGAAGAATATGTAATTCTTATACAAAACACGCTGAGTAATTTGTATAAAAATAAATCTTTAGTTTGTATAGTAACCGGCGCTGATAAAAATAAGGAAATAAATAAAAACGGAACTGTGTATTTAAAACAAGGATTTCATTTACATTGGCCAGATATTATAGTAGATAAAACTACAGCTATAGCTATCCGTAAGAATTTGATAGTAAATCTAACGAATGTTTTTGGTAAAAACGAAAAATATTATGATTCTTGGGAGAAGATAATAGATCGTTGCGTATATGAAAAAAACGGTCTTCGACTTGTTGGATCGGATAAATGTACGATCTCGGATGGTAATAAAAATTATGAAGAGAGGATTTACATATTTAAAGATGTTTACGTCGGATCACAAAAAAATAAAGCTTTATTTAATTTTTACAAAACTGATACATTTCAATTAGTTAAACATACCAGCATAAGAAGCGACTCTAAAAGTATAACAGAAGCTCAAGGTCTTACTGAATACATTGAAACCGAAGAAAGTACTGAAAGTAATTGTGGAAATCTAATAACTCTTTCTAAAAATTCACAAGAATACAAAGCAATTGAAAAATTTTTTAGAATACACGCTGTTGGATATCGCGTAGAAGATATTCGTGCAATTTCGCGAGTAAAAGATAAATGCATGTATCTAATAAATTCAAAGTCAAAATATTGTCAAAATAAACAAGACTTTCATAGTAATAATCACATTTATTTTAAACTTACTCCAAGCGGTCTTTGTCAGAAATGTATGTCAGAAAATCACGGAGTTCATGGGCCATGTAGAGAGTTTCAGAGTAAATGTGTTCCAATTACAACATCACTTGAAAGTGCTCTCAATTGGAAGAAACCGAAAAGTAAAGAAATTAAAAAATCTTTCGAATTTAGTCTACCAGGTTTGTTAGAAAAACTTGAAAATAATATAACAGGCAAGGACGCCTTTATGGGACCTGGAAAAAAGAAGTAAATAATACTACAGATAATCCTATAAGTGTAGCGATTACTATTTTGCCGCTTAAATTTGTAACACCGGATTCTACTAAATATGGAAATGAATTCCCCAAAAGTTCAATGAACTGACTTGAGTTGGTAATAAGATATGTTATTATTATGAGTAAAATAATTCTTACATTATTTTCTTCAGATATCTTAGATATTATCGAACTGTTTACATCTAAGTTTACATTTTCATTTACATTTTCATTTACATTTACATTTTCATTTCCATTTCCGTTTTGGTTGTTTTTTGATAAGACATTTCTGGGACTCTCTGAATTAATTTCTTCTTTTGTTTCAGCCTGTTTACCATTGAGATCTTTAACAGAACATTCAAACCGCGACATTTTTTAATAAATAAAAACGATTTAATTGTAACTTTTTAAACGAAACAATAATTAGTTTTAAAAATAAAAATAAAATGTATATATAAAAGTAAATAAAATGGGCATAGATAACGTTGCTATTAAAACTTTTAATTCAACAGGGTCACAGTCTGTGTGTAGAGCCAACGACGCAGACGAAACAAAACTAATTGAATCAGAGTTTCTTACTAAGTGCACTACTGAATACATGAACGGAACTGGGACAAGTTTTATTCCTGGATCAATGAACCTATCGGCTCTCCAAGCTTCAAATCCAAGCGAAATTTTTACATTACCAAATGATGTAGATGCTATAAGCGAAATAATTCTTCAAATGGGCATAGATGACGGTGCTAATGTGTCGCCGACATTTCTTTTAGACATGATAAAGAAAATAGAAATTAAACTTGGTAATTTAGTAATTCAAACTATTCTTCCTGGTGATATTTATTCAAGAAACTTAACAGAATTTGGAACTGCAATTACTACAAATACATTTCAGAAATTGGGCAATAAAAAATCAAGTTTCGGGTTTGGGCTACTCTCAGACGCGAATAAAGGCGCTGATTTTTCGGTCTCTATTCCATTTACAGGAAGATCGACTGGTGTAAATAAATGTTTTTTACAGGCCGGTGCTGTAACAAATCATTTAACAATAAAAGTATACTACAACAAACTTGTGGAAAGTGTGCGCCTGATTCAAACCTTGCCAACCGATGTATCAACGGGTTTATGCGTTTTAAATCATTCTATGACTTCTACTGAAAAAAATTTTATAGCTAAAAATATCATAAATAGACCAGTTAATACTTCACAGTCTGTTGTATCGGGTATAACTTCGACAGCAGGACCTCTTACAATTGATTTGAGCTCTATTAATATAAATGTATCTCATATATTATTAAGTTTAAACAATCGTTTATTTAATTCTAGCGGAGTCGCAGCCTTATCTTCGGATCAGTCCGTCATCGTTCCGACCGGCGGAACGGACGCTAAATATAACCTCTCTGGCGCCGTTCTAGGGATCGACGCATCGGGCCACGGTCTGCTGGAGGACGATCAAGTATACCTTCAGTTTACAGACGCCAACGCCGCAAACTCTGGTGTGTATACAGTACTCTCCAGCAATCTCTTGACAAATTCTTTCGAAGTCACGGCAGGTAGCGTGACGGGGAATGGGAATGTTAAACTAATAGAGGCGACCGACACTGGTACAACATGGTCTCCAATCGCAGACGGTGTTGTCACAAGCGGAGACTTAGGAGTTGCAACCGGGTGGTTGAAGGCTGCTGAATTAATGTTAGGAAATGACAGAACTGGAACCATTCCTGGATCTTGCCTTACAACCGATAAATTAGAACTTTTTAAGTTGAAAAGCGTTACATCTGATGATATTTACATACTAAAGCTAGCCGGTTCCGCTTTTAGCACGGCTGGCATTCCATTTTCGAGACTAAATAATAGAAAGTTAGTAATTAGGTTTACAAAGAATTTTACTATTTCCCCTTATACATCGGGTCTCGCGACTATTAACGTAACATGCTGCGGTACGCAGATTCAGAGTACAGTCGGGGGTTCTATTTCGTTTTCTGCATAAACATTTAATTAATTTTTTAAAATGTATGAATTAAATAATTTTAACTACGTATTAAATTTAAAATTATTTTCTTTTATAAATTGTAAATACAAATGTCTGGAGCTG